CTTTTCCTTACCCTCTAAGCTAGACCCTTTCGGGCCAAATTAGCTCAGATGGTACCCATATGTCCCTTTTAACGGGGACACCAGCTACGACCACACCGCTCTCATACTTTATGTATGGGGGAGGCGCTTCAGTAAAGTACTGAAGTAGGTTCGCAGCTTGGTCCGTTCTGCTCACCCTGCTCTTGGCAAACAAACCAAGAACCCGGTGTTCAGTCCGATGTAGTGACGAGTTCCAGCGAGTCTTGAAAGACTTCTGGATCCCGCCGCCACTAAAGGACCGCAGTCCGAACCACCCACTCGCTGGGCTCACTACAGGTATCTTTCTCAAGATCCTTGTAGGAACTCTCGAGTCTAGCCATGCTGCGGCGTGCCAGAAACCCTTAACAAAGAAGTTATTGGTTACGGCAAGCCAGCTGGCCAACGAGCGGGCATCGGTCTCTACTGGGTCTGAGAGAACGTGAGGAGGAGATACATCGTATCCCATCCAAGCGTCCATACCGCAGCTCTCACGGAAGTTTCCTTCCGTATGGGTCTTAGTATGGTTAACTCTCAGTCCGAGGAGGTGGAATATCTCCTCGACCATCGGTTCCCATTCCACGGGTAAGACAATGTCATCCCCGAAGATGCGGACCCGCCCGGCACAGTCTTCAATGTTTTCGACACGGAAACGACCAGTGAGGTGAACACCTACACCGACCGTAATCATGAAGAAGACAAGAGACTGCACGGGAAAGGTAAGAGCCGATCCCTGCGTGGAGAATTTGTGGAGTTTCCACAAACCTCCATGCTTCTTGTCAAGGGTATTGCGTAAATAACGCGTCCGACAAGCAGCAAAGGCCCCAAGGAGCCCCGGATTTCTCCGGAATAGTCGCTCCACGAGTGCACACGATATTCTATCGGATGCGCTCTTAAGGTCCATCGTTGCATCGGTACCCAAGACGGATGCGAGGCTCGCTGCACTACGATTGGCTTCCTGAGTATCAAAATTCAGGGACCAACGAGTATAGCGATTTCTCGAGGAACTACGGTAAAGGAAATCCCTTACCGCTTGCTGGACCCATTGATGACAAGTAGGTTCCTTGGCTATAAGCCGAGGACCTTTCATTGTCTTGGGAACAGCGAGCAGGTCCGATGCCGGCTCAACAAAGTCGACATCATAGCCTGTGGTTCCGTCGAACTCCATAAGGCCGAGGGACGTAGTCCCATAACGGTCATATGGAAATAGGGCCTCGAGTCGAGGTCCCCAGTTCGGGAAATTATACTTATAATCTCCCCTACTGAGGTCCGACACAGCTCCAGGTCCGTGTCTGAAATCAGCCTGATCGGGATCGAAGATCCCGAGGGTTGAGGATACGATGTCAGCAACTCGCTGAATAGTATCCAGCACGGAGGTGTCAGGACGCTCTGTTCCGAAGAACAGAAGCGGCTGATCTGTTGGAGTCGCAACCAGGTCACGCAAGTGCCCATGATTAACGACGCCAGCATCACTACCGTCACCATCCCAAAAATGAGAAGGTTTCGGAAGCACTTCCTCCACATCGAAAAACTCCTTCGTTGCCTCAAAGAGGTAACGAGGTGAGCATTCCGCCACGAAATTCTTACCTACGTACAACAAAGTACGTAAGAAAAGAACCGTGTTGGGATCGATGCGGGCTTTCAGACAGCCAGAATCGTCAAACAAGCGTGACCATAACCCCCAGAAAAGTCTGGGGACCATGGTGTGAGGGAAACGTGGGCCCGAATGGGCCATGCCTCCCACACAGAGACGCCCACTTGATAAGCTCTTATCCAGAGCTTTCCCAAGTGCGGGAAGATCCATAGTAAACACTGGATCCCCCCGAGTTTGACTTAAAAGGGTGAGCCGCTGTATATCGCGGTCCCACTCTCTCTGGTCCATAGGGAAATATCGTGCGACATCTTTAAGAATCGCACGGTAGAGACCTAGGAAGTCAAAGACAGAGCCTTTAGTCATGTAAGCCTCCTTAGGCTAATGTGACCTCTGGCATCTCTCCCTTACACGATGCACACCTCAATAACTAATTGAGGATTGCACCACTAGTCGGCTGGATTAACTAGATAACTAGTGAATCCAGGCAAGCAAGTCAGCCAGGTGAGTATCGGTGAGAAAATCAACGAGACTCTCCCAAGCGTCGACTGCCGCAGTTGCATCGTCGTTACGCTTGTTCTGAAGAACAACGTAACATTTACGCTGAAACTCCGGAGTGGTTCCGTCAGCATAGACAGTCTGCGTGATTTCCACGTTGTGACTGTCATAGTTGACACCCGAGGCCCCAGGCTTGAGCCGAGCATGACGGATTCTCACCGTCACCTCGGACCCAGTCGTGACCCCGAAGTATTCGGAACCATAGTTATCGTTATTGATCAGGTTACACGTAAACGTGTCCGAACCAATGGCGATAGTGATTGGGGTAGAAATGCTCACTTTGACTTCTCCAAGCGAATCTAAACCATTCGATGCGCAAACTACACGCGTTGGATGGCGAGACTCGCGAGGATCGAGAGTTGCCAACCGTTAAGAAACGGTAGGTGAGCATCGAGAGAAGGTCCGGAAACTTGAACCGATCTATATTTCGTTTCAAACCGGCCACCTATATGGGTAACGCTAAGCTGCGGATTGCCATTGTATATATCGAAATGGTCAATCGTGGTCTTAGTGTTCTCCATCCAGCAAAAGTCCCCAGCCTCGGCAGGTATAAGGTCACTATCCGAGTGAACAATATCACCCGCATTAGTGAACCAATTTACGAGCCAAGACCAGGGCATAGCGTCCCAGAGTAAGTCCGGATTCCAATATAAACCCGTGACTGCCCTGAGGGCGTTACTTGCTGTTTCATCCTCTCCCCAGGCATACAGTTCTGGTTTAGGACGCCAGGTCATAGAGACCCAGCGTTTTCTATGTGTGTTAACGTAACACCATAGATACAGACCTGTACCGTAGAGGTTGACTGGGTAGAACGGCCCCTGCCATTGGTAGGAGTCGTCTTCCCAGTAGGTGAACTTACGATGAAGCCCGCTGTCCTTGAGTTTCTGAATTGTCAAGATACGCTTTCGCGTTTGCTCGGCAATATCCAGACACTTAACAAGGTCAGAGATCAAAGGAGACCAGCCAAACTCCCAAGATAGATAAGCAGATGAGACCTTCCTACCTGTTCCCAGGTTAGGATTGGCCCATTTCTTACCATATCGGAGGAAGTTGCCTGCATCCAGGATCATACCGGGTATATCCTTAAGCTCATACACGAACAAAGGTACGTTAACCTTTGGTCGGGAGGGATTCGTTACACGAAGCCCTAGAGCTAAGGCATCATCGGTCGACGGAGGGGATGTACTAGCTGGTAGGTGATTAAAACCATAGGAACCGACCCAGTCTGAGACTGTGTAGGCTCCAACCGGTCCACTCACCAAGAACGTTGGTCGACTATCATGTTCGATCAACAATTCATTGATACCATGGCGATTGCCAACGGTATCCCAGCAAGCCGAGGTACCACCAGAAACCGGACCCTGATCGGTAGGCGTAATGCCTGTCCAACCAGGAGAGGGTTCTGCATGTCCTCCAGGGGTTTCCCCTAAAGAGGAAATTCGGTACCTTCCGTACGACAAAGTTCTCTCTCGAATGGCTAGAGTAAGGGACTGCACACCATGTGCAGCGGTCAACCGAGGGTGCCCGAAAG